GTCGTCTTTTTTCTCAACGTACAGGGCACGCTGGGCGGCCACCAGTCGGCGCACCACGTCGGCGCGGGCGTCGATGAGGGCGGCCTCCGGCTCGTGCACGCCGCCGCGGTCGTCGCCGTAGTTGACCTGGCAGGGTTCGATAATCAATGCTTTCATGCGCTTGACTCCGTTGTCTGGCTGGCGGCCCGGCATGGCCGGGCCGTCTCAGCGTTAGGCGGTGAGTGCGTCCTGCATGCTGGCGAACGCGGCCGGGTGGCGCACGTTGAAGTCCAGATCCTGCAGGGCGACCACGCGCTTGGTGCCGGCGGTGGCGCCGGTGTAGGGGTCGAGCATGACGTCCAGACCGCCCCACATGCCGAGAATAAACTCGGACCACACGCCCATGATGATTGCCGAGCACACGCCGGTGCTGGTGCCCTTGTCCAGATCGGACGGCACCGCGTTGGTGGTGTAGGCGTCGTAGCCCAGCACATCGCCGATGCCGCGCTCGCGGCCGCTGGTCCAAACCGCCTTGCCGTTGGTGCTGGCAAACTCCTGGGTCTTGCGCAGCTTGCCGCGCACCTTGGTGTTGGTGAGGTAGGCCATGCTGCCCACGTCGGCGTTGGCGTTGGCGATGGCGGTTTCCAGATCAACCATGTGATCGTAGGTGGGCGCCAGTCCGTTGGTGCCGCCGGCGACCGAGCCGATACCGCTGATGTTCAACAAGCCCTCGGGCTGGTTGGAACTGCCGCTGCCGTTGATGGCCGCGGTAAGGATGGTTTGCGCAATCACGCTGGCCAGGTCGGCGCGGACAAATGCCTCGACATCGATGCTGGACTGCAGCAGCAGCCGGCGTGAGTAGTCGGTGAAGGCGCCGACGGTTTTCGGGGTCAGGGTCACCTGGCCGAAAGTCTGTTGCGACTCGGTGGGTGCGCCGTTTTCCGCCACCCAATAGCCGGTGGCGGCGCCGGACTGCGACGGGATGGCGATATTGCCGTTGAGGTCGCGCAGCATGGTGATGCCCATGCGGTCGAGCACCAGCGCGTTGCGCAGCAGTTCGATAAACGAGCTGCCGAGCAATTCCGTGGCCACGGTGTGGCCGCCTGCGGTGGTGGTGCCGGCCACCAGGTCGCGTTGCGCGGCGCGGGCCATCAGGTGGCGGGCGGCGGATGCGGCGGCGCCGCCGTCGAGGTCGATACCGCGGTTGAGTACGTCCACCGGGATGGTCAAGCCGCCTTCGCGCTCTTTGGCCAGCTCGCCGCGCTTGTCGCGCGCGGCGTTGCTGCACTCGGTCTCAAAAGGTGCGATCAGGTGGGCGTTGGCCGGGTCGGCGGCGGCGCGCAGGGCGCGCAGGAACGAGTAGTTTTTCACCTCGCGCTCGTTCATGCCAATGTCGGGGGTTTCGGCAGGGCGCAGGGTGCCGCGCTCCTGCAGCACGTCGAGCACTTGTGCGCGGAATGCGTCGAGGGTAACGCCGCGGTCGATGGCGGCGTTGGCCATCTCGTTGAGGCCGTGCTGCTCGCCGATGGCGCGGATCTCGACGATGCGCTTGCGCTCGGCGCTGAGGGTGTCTTGCACTAGGTGCAGGTCGGTGCCCCGGTTGGCCTCGTCGGGGGCCTGGGCGGACGGGGCAGCGGGAGCCACGCCGGCGGCGGGGTTGGCGGTTTTGGTGGGGTCAGTCTTGCCGGTCATGGCGACGTCCTCTTCGGTGGGTGAGTCGGAGCGGCCGACGCCGACGGTGGCGTCGGCGGGCACGGATACAATGGAGATTTCAAACGGTTGCCAGCGGGTAACGCGGTAGGTTTCGGTGTCGTTCTGCTTCGATTCCAGAACGTACTCGACCACCTTGTAGCCGACAGATACCAGCTTTCGGATGCCGTCCTTGACGTCCTGAAAAATTTCGTTGCCGCGCGCGGAACGCGAAAACCGCACCGTGGCGCGGCCCTTGCGGTCGTCGCCCAGCCAGGCGCGGTCGATCACGCCCACCTGGTCGGTGCGTTCGTGATCCACCAGCAGGGCAGCGCCGTTGTTGAGGCGGTCGAGGTCAACGGCCTCAGCGCGATGGTCAAGGATCTCAACGCCGTACCATCGCTCGTAGGGTTCTTCGCTGGAAAAACTCAGCTCCACCGTGCGCGCGTCGGCGTCGATGGCGGCGGCCGGGATGGCATAGTCGCGGTGCTGGGTTTGGGCAAAATCGGGTTTCATGCCTGCTAGCCTCGTCGGATTCATGCGGATTTTTTAGGCAAAAAATTTCGTTCCGGCGCATCGCTGCCGTCCAGCGGGCCGACTCGGGCCTCCCATTCGGCGATCTCGGCGGCGATCTCGTCGGGGTCGTCGCCACGCTCCAGCATGATGCGCTGTGGGCTGGTGGTGCGGCGGGCCAGGCGCAGATCCTCTGACTGGGCCTCTTTCAGCGGGTCGATGCCGGCCCAACGGCGCGGCTGCCAGGTGCGCGCGGCCTGGTAGCGTTTGGTCGATTCGTTGGGCAGCCCCAGCAGGCCGGGTGCCGTTAGCATGGCCATGCGCAGCCACACCTCGGCCACCGGTTCGTGCAAAAACCGGATCAGGTCGGCCTGGCGAACCTTGTAGTATTCGCGTTCGTCGGTAATGCCAACGCGGGCGCTGGAGTAGTTGACCGCCTCCAGATCGTTGCCGGTGGTGACGTAGGAGCGCCCGCGCGCGGCGGACCAGGCGCGCAACTGTTGCTTGACGTAGGCGGCGGCGTCGAGGTTGGGCCAGTTGCTGGAGAAAGCCTTGAAATCGTAGCCACTGGGCAGGGTGTCGAACTGGCCCGGCATGGTGGTGCTGTAACGGTGGGCGGCCTGGGTGATGCGCTGGATCTCGTCGGCGGTCAGTTCCTTGCCCGCGGCCTGAGCCTGCTCCAGCACGCTGGACACTACCACGTCGGCAAAGCCTGGCGGGGCTTCGCCGCTCGGGCTGACAAAAAAACCCTCGCGCTTGGCGGCGTTGGCGCTGGCCACCGCGGCGGCCTGCTCGAAGTCGCCCACCTGCCACAGGCGGCGGGCGCCGGTGGACAGTCGCGGGTAGCCGCGCAGCTGGTCGCACTCTTCGGCTTCGAAAAAGTGATAAATCTGGTCCGCCGGCACGCGCACGTGGCGCCCAACGGTGATTAGGTCAGGCGCCATGTCGCCGGCGCGCACGGCACGCAGCCAGTAGGCCACGGGGCGGGCGTCGTCGGTGATCTCCACGCCCATGCGGATGCGCCGGCCCTGCCAGTCGCGGTTGAGCTCATGGTCCAGCACGGCGGGGTTGAGCAGGTGCACCTGCACGCCGTGGGGGCCGGTGCGCGGCAGCCGGTACAGCAGTTCGCCGTCGCGCTCCAGGGTTTCCAGGGCCAGCGCCTCGATCTGCTGCCAGCTGTAGCGGCCGGTGACGTCGCAGGTGCCGCGCCGGCCCCATTCCGCCCAGGCGGATTCGATGCGGTCGTTGACGTTTTGGTCGGCGCTGCCGTCGCGCCGGCGCACGCGCGATTGCATGCGGATGCCGGAGTGGCCCAGCACGTTGGTGCGCAGGTGGATCAGGTGGCCCTTGGCCCATTCGTTGTTGCGTGCCTGGGCGCGGGCACGGGCGCGCAAAATGGGCAGCTGGCGGCTTAGGTCGTCGTTGAGTTCGGCGGCGGTGGAGGACCATGATTCGGTCCATGCCGGGGTTTCGGCGGCCTCGAAGCTGCGCCGGGCGCTCAGTCCCTGGTGGCGCGCGGCGGCATCGGCGGCCACTCGCACGGCGGTGTCGAGCCAATCGCGACGGGCGGCGCTGGAGTCGCGGCGGAACCAGTCGAACAGGCCCATGTCAGTGCCTCGTGTAAACGCGGCCGGGCGGCGCCCCGCCGTTGAGCAGGGCCAGGGCGGCGCGCTCGTTGATCACGTCGCGTTCCAGCTGGCCGATCAGGCGCAGCAGGTCGGCGGCCGCGCGGAATGTCATGCGACGGCCGCCGATGTCGTACTCGGCCACGTGGGCCTGCCCGTTGGCGGCGTATTGCTGCAACGCGGCCCTGGCGTCGGCCAGGGCCTTTTCCGCCGAACTGCGCCCGTCGAAACTGGCGGCGGTGGCCAGGTTGGGCAGGATCTGCAACGGTTGCTGGCCGATGGTGACGCGCTGGTAACTGGAGTCGGCGCCCTGCTCCACCCAGGAAAACAGCGTGGCGGCGCCGTCCGCCCAGGCGGCGGTGGTGGCGGCGGTCAGGCTGACGGCGTAGTCGTCGCCGGCGGCGCTGGCGGCAAACTCCGTCTGGCCGGTGCTCCACAGCAGTCGGTATCGCAACGTCCAGCCGGCGCTGGCGGGGTAATCCGGTAGGGTGCGCGTCCAGCTGGCGGTGTCGCCGGCGCGCAGGCTGGTGGGCTCGCTCATAGTGGCAGGTTGGCCCATTTGCCCGCGCGTTTTTAGGCAAAAAATTTCGCAGCTATACTTGGGGTATGCAACAGTGAGTTAAAAAAATGCGCGCGTTATTGCTGGGGTTGGCGCGGTTACGGGCGGTGTTGGATCGGGTGCGCTAGGAGGTATATCTGCATTTATGCGGGTTAATTGATGTTAGACGTCACAAAGCATCCGCCTTGTCGCGATTGCACGTCCCGTGCATCAGCCGAAGATTCGTCACCGCATTCGTCCCGCCCTTCGCGAGCGGGACGAAATGATCTATCTCGATCTGATCTTCTGGGGCGATGATACAGCCGCACCTAGCACACCGGCCGTTTTGCTTGCGTGCCAGCATCAGCGCCACGCCGCGCGTGTAGCGTTTCCGCCTTGTTGATCGCTTCCGCATAACTCACCTTCTCCGGGTCCATCCCGGCCTTCTGTAGTGCGTCACAGACTTGCCGCGTCGCGGCGGCCCAGGATACGAAGCGCACTGTCTTCTGTTCCTGGCGCTCCAGTGCCGCGCGCATCTCATCAAGGTTGTCCCGCTCGATCTGCGCCCGGTTCTCCATCCAGGCATTGACCTCGGCGGCGGACTTCGTTTGCATCCCTGACGGGATCTTATGATCCGGGATCAGGTCACCAAGCAATGACATCTGGCCAACCGCTGCGAACTCAGATTCAGCAGCCATCGCCTGGCGCTCCATGCGCCGGATGCCTTCAGAGATGGAGTTGGTGACGGCTTGGCGGATCACGGTCGCGGAATCGGCATTGCTGTGCATCTCGGCGATGACGTTGCCTAGCAACATATCCGGCGCTTCGTGCTGGGTCTTGTAGCGGTTCAGCGCTGTTTTGATCAGTTGTTCCGACGTGATGTCGATATTCACTTGCATGATAATTTCTCCAGTTGCTTAATAATCCGCGTGGCATGGGCCATCGCGGCGTCCCAAAAGGCGATATCGAAATAGGCGAGGTCTTTGGCGTCGGCCAGGGCGCTGTCCGCTGCGGACAGGTGGGCTAGGATGTCGCGATAGATCGCGGCCGCGTCCTGGTGCGCCGGCTGTTGCGCCAGTTCCGCCTTCACCTGCTCGCGGTCCGCCTGGCGCTCGGCAAATTCGGCAATCATCTGCCCGCCCTCCTTCAAGCCTTCATCCCAGGCGGCACGCTCAGCGTCTGACATCGGCGGCGGCGT